GGGAATGTAGGTGTCAGCATAAATTTCGACAGTGTGCCGTGAAATGTTGCGGTAATGGTCTAATAGGCTGAAGCTTGCGTCCTGAGATTTGCCGTACATGAATACTACTCGGCTGTCTGGAATGTCTAGTTGCTCAATTTGGCACAGGAATCGGGGAAGCCAAGTTGCGCCTTCATGAATTTTACTAGCAATCATTACAGATTTCATTGTTGAAGCCTCAGTCTAGCGGTAGCATGTCTGCTTCGTACAGCACAAGCGCTTTCTCAATAAGTTTACGTATAAACTCGGCACGCTTCTCTCTACGCTGTTTGGCGATTGCCTGTATGCTGTTCAGGGTTTCGGGGTACACGCGTACCTCTATGGTTCTTCCAATCTTAGGTCTAGGCACGATGAGTCACCATATCTTTTATTAGTGTTCCTAACGCTTTTCTTATAAGCCATGAAATAGCTAGAATTATAGCACAGAGTATACTCAAACCCGTAGTAATTAGTGTTTCAAGGTTTGTTTTTGTGGATATGGCATTCAAGTCACTTAGTAATGACCAAAATATCCAAATAAAAACAGCTATGATTCCTATAGCATTAATGAATAACCCTATTGTTTCATGTAATCCGACAAGTAATCCACCAATAAAGCCTGCAAGAGCAAACAGTAACATAATAACAAAAACTATTGTTATCATAGCGTTTATTCCTCTTCTGAAGTTAATTCAGGGGTATCCTCAAATTCGTCAAGAGTATTCATGGGTTTAACCGAAACTTCGATTGGTTCATCTACGGGAAATCCAGCGAATATTGAGGCGCTGTTAGACTTCAGGGTTAATTTGTGTCCATCGTCATGTTTGAGGTCTATTTTGTAGACTGTTTTTTTGTCGGTTTCTTCAGTGGTTTGTTTTGCCACAACAAAAGTGTATCTTACCATTTTTTTATCTCTATTCTGCTATTAATGTAAACGCATGTTCATATTAAGCTTTGCTGTTAAAGTCATCGTATGCACTAATCTGTCTTAAAAAAGTAACATATTCTTTACCACATTTTTCACAAAGAGGTCTTCGATATAGGTGCCAAAATGGATAAAGACCAACGTGCGTATTTTTGTGACATTCAACACAAAAAGTTGCAGCAGATTCTTTGCTTTTTTCTTTTAGAAACGTTTTATCTTCTTTTTTGATATCGTCTAATATTTTAATTTGTTGCCAAACTTTCATGTTTTTCACTTAATCCTTGGGTGTGTTTTTACTAATAAGATAACGACCTTGTAGATGTCCGCCATCATCGCCAACACATCTAGTCTCACCAAAATCATATAATGGCTTATCAGAAAATCGTTTTTCAATCTCATCAAGAATAATCTGCTTCATCGCTTTCTTTGATAGTGAAGGGTCTATTACGCTTTTAATGTCATCCATCAATAAAGTGAAACGGATGTACTTGAATTCTTTCTGTTCCTTACTCATGTTTTACTCTCTCCAAACTATATATCTATTATTCACAGGGGTTTATATGTTTTGCTCTACAGCCAAACCGTAAGCCAGCCTAAGAAACTCTTTAGCCTCGCCATCGGCACACTGAATTAGAGCTGAAAGGTCTTTCGGCAAACATGGACTATCTGAAGCCATTTTTCCTTTTGTTGGGTCAAGGTGGCTTTTGCCTATTCGTTTGTCTGCTATGATTCCAGAGTAAACTGTTTCTGGGTCTCCGTTGAAGCGGTCACACAATACCTGAATCAGGTTAGCATAAGCAACTTTCACAGATAAGAAAGCGTTACTTAGCATCTTGATTAACTCAGCATTCACAGGAGTTGTGTACACTATTTTCGGAGAATCTAGCTCTTCAATAATTGGTCGCACATCCTTTAGGTCTTCTTGGTTGCACATGCCAACAACAATACGGGATGGACTTAAAGCGTCTTCGATTGCATGGTCTTGCCTCAAAAACTCAGGACAGCAACCTAACCGTAGCCTCGGATACTTCTTTTGAAGCTTTTCTGTAGTTAAAGGCGTTACTGTCGATTTGATGAGAACCACAGGATTACTGTTTGTCCACACTTGCATGATTTCGTTGATTTCCTGTATTGCCTCTTCAACATAAGATAGGTCTAATGTTCCATCCTTTTTGCTGGGTGTTGGAACACAAACAAAAATTAGCTTGCAGTTGACAACAACAGATTTCAGCGAATGTAATCGCCTTGTATGATTCACATCATAAACTAGCGTATCAAAACCTGCATGCACTAGAGCTTCATTCAAGGCTTGCCCAACAACACCTGCACCGACTATTCCAACAGAAACGTTATCAGTAGCTGCCTTAAATGCTAGATGTTGCGCACAGGTCAAAGCCTTCTGCTCTCCAACGGCTTATAGCTAATTTCATCAATGACTTCATCAAACAGGTTATGCCACATCGGATTAACTTTTGTCCAGTCAAAATCTAAAGCATACCTTCTTCCAGCTTCACCAAACTTTCTGCGTTTTTCTGGGTGATTGTAAGCATCTGCAAGCGCATCAGCTGCTTTGTATTCATCTGCAATACCCTGCAATGCATCTAGGACAGTGAAGTATTTTGTTTTCATGGGTATTAGCCAGCCGTGGTCTTTGATGAGTTCAGGCATGCCAACAAAATCTGAACCAATAACAGGAAGACCTTTACTTAATGCTTCTAGGATGGGAATCTCAAACCCTCCTCCCTGACTGAGATGCATGAAAACGTCTGCTGCACCATAAATGTCGCTCATGACTGTTTGGGGAACAGAACAGAGATTGTGATAGTCTGCTGTGCCTCGGCAGTACTGGTCAACATATAAGGTTTTTGCGCCATGCGGAATATCGCGGGCTTGCTTCATCCAGCTATGCACATAAACTCTGGTGTCCCGTGCAGCATCAGGGTTGTTCTGAAGAAAAATCTGTAATGCCAAAAACATTCTCATGAAAGCTTTGCGGTACGGGTCTTTATTTGCGCCATTCATCATAATAACAAACTTGTCCTCATCAATCTCAGTATTATTGTCAAGATTGAAGACTACGCTGCGTTTTCCAAGCATGTTCTTAAGATTCTTCTTTTCCTCTTCAGTGTTTGGAGCAAACAATTTTGTGTCTATTCCGAAGGGAATCTTCTGTGCCTCAACTCCGAAGCGTTTGAATTCGTCTACGCCAAACTGTGTCGGAGTAACAACCCTATATGCCTCTTTAGCATTCATTAAAGTGCCTTCTGGAATTGGGTCATGGTCAACCATAATTATTGGAATCCAACGAGGATGTAGTGCTCGCCATCCACTAGCTCGGCTAGGGTCTTGACGGATATATGCGCCCATCCAAATATCATACAATGTCACGAACACGTTTGGGTTCCAGTTCCTAAAAATCAGTTCAGCAGTACGGTCAGCATGCTCATCCCCAGGTAATGTTGGGTAATGAATTATATTATTTAAGCCAAGTTTTGCAGATTGGATTCCCCAGTTGCAGAGGATTCTTGCGTCATAGGTTTTGTGCCAGTCACTCATCATTCCGTTTGCTTGTACGCCATAGCCGCTTCCGCAGTGAGGCGCATTGCTCATTAACAATATTTTGAAGTCCTTTTGGACTAAAGGTTTGGGATTTAATTCGAGTGTACTCATTTTTTCCATTTTCCATTTCTTTTTTTGCCCTTGCGGGCGGCTCCAAGTCTAACCCAAAAAAGCGGGTTCAAATTTGGTCATTGAATTTGAAAGGAAGCTTATGCTCCTGTTCGTATCCACAGCACACCATCATTACAGACAACTGACTTGCCGAATCTTACGCTTGCATAGAAGTATTTGCGTTGAGTCTGCACCAGATACTGGGTTTCCATTGTGGGGTCTCGTTTCTTGGCTGCATGAACTGCGTACCGACTGAGCATCAGGGTTTCGTATGTTCCAGGCGCGTCTGTTGCCAATGAGCCGAGGGGTAGGAAGATGAAGTCTAAGCCGAGGTAGTTTACGATGTGACCGCTTGTGATTACGCTGCGGTCTCCAAAGGTTGCGGCGTTTACGAACTGCGCGTTTCTCATTAGCCTTGATTCGATTGCTGGGTGTCCAATCACAACCACGGGTTCGCAAGTACCTGACCTCATGGTTCCGATTGCTTCTGCTATGTCGTCTGGTGTTATGTAGGCTGTTCCCTTGTCTAAGGTGCTGCCGAGTCCGATTATGTTTGCGATGAAAGCGTTGTCGATGCAGGTGTCGAGACAGGATGCTAGGCTGTTGTTCATTTCGGTGATTGTGTCTTCTACCATGTCTTCGATGTCGTTTCTGCAAACATACATGCTGCATTGGTATTCTTCGAGTGTGATTGCTACTGCGCTGACTGCTGGAGCTGTTGATACTGGCTCTGCACATCCTGCTGTTCCACAAATGGCTTTTCCTACTGTAATAACGTGAACTGTGTCGCCTGCTTTTCCATGAATGTCCTCGTGCCATTTGATGAATGGTGCATCAAGAAATGCTGAGCTTGGGTATGGGCAGCAACGGAACACGTCTTTTGCCCAGATTTCAGGAACTGCGCTGCCAACTGATGCTGCTCCGATTGCCTCAAACAGTGGTGATTGGTCTGGTGTTGCCCAGCTGAAGTTGTCGCCCTGCTTTGTAGATTTGAGCATTTCCAAAAGTTTTGGCTTATATGCTCGGTATGGGTCAACGTCTGGAGTGTTAGGGTCTACGTTTTCTTGTAGGACTTGGCTTTGCTGTGCTGGCTGTATAGCTGCTAATGCTGCGGTTGTGCCTTCTTTCACGCCTTTACTTACGGCTTCGCTTATGATTTTGGATAGGTCTATTGTCTGTTCTTCTTGTTCTGTCAAAGTTTTTTCCTCAATTCTTTTATGTTGTTTTTCCCCTCTGTGGGGTGACGCAAGTTTCTTTCTTGCGACCGCACTTCATTCCGTGCAGTTAGGTCAAAACCATTTTTTGTATTTGTTATTGATTGCTTAAAACATTTACTGTTAGTTTACGCGTCCATGACAGTGAATGCACCAATGCGAAAAACATATCATTGAACAGTAATACAGAAAAAAGGATACTTCTGTTTCATCTAATCCTTTACTGTTCACGTAGCCTTCTAATGTATTAAAGATTGTACCAACTAATTCAAATATTGGATTTATCATGTTCTGTCTGTTCCTTTGTTTATGTGGCGGAAAGAAAAAATTACACCTTCAAGTTAGGGGGAGATAAAGCGAAAGCTGAAGATGCCTTTCCGCCGAAACAGGTTTGTTGGATGTTGCCTAATAATTTTGGGGTTAATCTTCTTTCGGAAATTGTTTATGGCAAATCACACATTCTGAGTAGTCTAGTTCGCTGTTTGTTGCTAGGTATCCTCCGCATGTGCATCTTGGTGTGCAGTTTCGGCAGCTACTATATCTGACGAAGAGGCTAGACGGTACGATTGCCTTGCAGTTCTGGCAGATATAATGAGATATTTGGGGTCTCATGCTTTTCTGGTGATGGATTATGACTTGTGTTTTGCATGTTGGGCATTCTAGCCCTGAATGGTAGTAGGGGCTGAAAAACTTTTGTTTACAGTGACTACAAAGATAATAGGGAATAACTTTTAAACATCCAGAACATGATTCTGTGCCCACATTTCCGCCACAGTTTGGACACTGGATAACGCCCAATTTGTTAGCTCCTTACGTGGTAGAGTGGATTCAAAACTTTTGTTCCACAAACAGGGCAAGTGTAGCTGATTATCTTGAATCGGCATGGTCGGCATGTGGATTGTTCTATTTTGTTTCCGCAGTTGGTGCAGTCTAGGTCAGGAAGTTTCTTTGTCATAACAGAAAGATATGCCCTTTAAAACAATTAAAGGTTTATGTCCACAGCATAACTTCGGCGACTTTAGCTGTTGTTCCGCATCCGATGTAGAGGCTTCCTGCAGCCATTTTCAGGTCAGCGAACTGTGCGCTTGTATCAGTTTTTACGGTAAATATGTCGGTTGTGCCTGCAACTTTTCCTGTTTCAAAAGCTACCCGAAGCTCAGTGCTGTCTCTGCATTGGACTTGAATAAATTTGGTGTTCACAGGAATCGCTAACGCGTACTGCGTGTTCGCTGCTACTATGTCTATGTTGTAGATGTAGGGAACATCTTTTGTTCTTGGGTATTTGTCATAAGGCTCCAATCATAGTCACCTATTTTAGCATGCTTACGGGGATTATGCCTTTTTTGAGGTTTTCCTGTTTTCTGCGTTCATCTTTCTTGTGTGCAATTTTCATGTCGTGCCGTAATCCAGTGACTTCCTCATTTAATGCGTCAAGCGCCTTAGTTTTAGTTGATAGTTCTTCTTTGATTTTGTCAAGTTCTTTCTGTTTCAGGTTTAGCGCCCGTTCTGCTTCTTCCCGTTTTTCTACCATTTTGCTGAAGCGGTCTGAAACGTCTGTGTTGCTGCTTAATGCTTCTGAAAGTTCATCTCTTGCTCGGTCACGTTCCTTGTTAGCTTCGGTTACTTCGCCGTTGGCTGTTGCTAATTCAATGTTTGCTTTCTTCAGTTTTTCCCGTTCAAACTCTAACTGCGTTTGAAGCTTTCCTATCTGCTCATTAAGTTCCTTTACTTCTTTTTTGATTGCGTCAGTTTTTTCTTCAGCAGCCAAAGTTAATCGTTTCTGTTCTTTCAGTTCTCCAGCTAAGCGGTCTTTTTCGGCTTCGGTTTCAGCTTTTTCCTGCTCTATTTTTCCGATGCGTTCTTGAAGTTTAGGTGCAGAAGACGCCGTTTTAGCGGATTCTTCATATTGTTTATTGACTTTAGTTAGCTGTTTGCTTAAGCCTTTGATTTCTTCATCTTTTTCTCTGAGCTGTTCTGAATGTAGTTTAATTAGCCGAGATTTTTCTGCCATCCACGCTGCTTCTTCAACGGACACATTTGATTCCTCTGTTGTTGATGTTTGTGTGTTTTCAGTATTAGAGTTTTCCTGTCCTGCTGTGCCTCTTTCTGGCAACTTGCTTATGTAATCCTGCTTTTCTTTGTCAGACAGTTTCGCCCACTCTTCAGAGCTTATGTTGAAGTGGCTCATTGTACGTTCAGCATTATTTCTTGATTGTTCATTCAAACTTTTTTTCTCCTTACACATGATTTTGTTGTCTACAACTTTACAGGTTACAAGAAACTGCTCTTCTAAACTTTTGTGAATTGATTCTGTGAATAGGGGCTGAATCTCACTTAAGGGGTCGCCTGGCAATGCGTAGCCTTTCTGTAGCATTGCGATTCCTGTGAAGTGGTATCCGCCTCCCATGTGCTCAGGGATTGGTCGAGCTTCTATTGATGGGTGATTAATCCATTCCTTTTCTGGGATTGACTTGTCATGGTCTAGCATAAGTTGAAGTCTTTGGTCGCTGTTGTCTACTCGGAGGATGCCTTCTACGCTCATATCCTCAAATTTTGCCCAGTCAAGCCGTGTTGCGGGATACTTGAACCATGCGCCATGATTATGGTTCAGGTTTACGGGCATGTAATTCATGCTGATTGCTGCTGCTGCTAGATGCTGAGGGTCAGTGTAGTCATTGTTGTTCATGCTGATGTTTGCGGTCAGGCAAGTGACTGCGTAATATTTGGCATTCTTATCCTGTCGAAGATAGCTGATTAATGGTGTTGTCCAGCTAAATGATTCCTGCATAGATTCCTTAAATTGAACATGAGGATGGTACTGCCTTGTTTCGTCCAATCCATTCTGGCTCACAAACTGGATATATCTTTGTGTTCCAGCTACTTCGCCAAAACGTCTAACAAAAAGTGCTCTCATGCGCAGAAAGTCAGGATGCAAATCTGTGCCAAGCGCCTCAAGATTTTGAACTATTACAGATTCAAATTTTTCTTGCCGATGGCTGCTGAACCACGATTTTGCTTTACTCATTGTCCAGCCTGATGCTTTGCTAAAAAGGTAACTTGAAATTTGCCACTTGTCGCCGTACTTACAATAAATAGCTTTTATGCCTTGGCTGTCCGACAGAGAGATGGTTCTACATGTTCCGCTTGAGTCCTTATGTCCGCTTCGGATAAACTTTTCACCGTCTTCCCAAGGCATGCATGTTCACTTATGTTGGCTTCTGTTTTACAACCTTAGTGGTCTTCAGTTCAGCATCTAGGTCTTTCTTTTTCATGTTAACCATCTGTTTTCACCTTTCGGGCTTTACGTTCAGCTGAGGCTACAAGCTTACCGTTCTCGATTTGAAGAGCCTTGTTTTCTGCTATTAGGCTTTCTACAAGGTCGGTTACTTCTTTTCCGAATGCATCAAAATATTTCATGGCTTCTGCCTCTCTTATAGTCTAGATTATTGTAGTTTCTGTTTAAATGTTTTGTGTAGACTCTGTTATTTTGATGTTTACCTTATAGTAAACTATTTATATTAGTAGGCGCATATACTCTAGTGGAGATAAAGAAAATGAACATTCAAAGTCTTGTTAATAAGCATTTTCAAAAACAGGAACTCTCAGTGCATACGCCTCAAGTTCGTGAGTTCATTATAAATTCCCAAAGTTCATTAAGTCAGATACCTGTCAATGTAGAAGATATCCTGCAAACCGTTGCAACATTACGCAAAGGCAATTTTACGTCTCAAGCTGAAAAACTTGAAACAAAACTTCAAAACATTATGATACATAACGATTTTGTGATTAAAGCACAAGATTACAAAATTATCTTAAAAAGACCGCCCTTTATTAGATATACAAGCCCTTCATCACGGTTAAGAAAAGTTACAGCACATCAGATAGAGCACGGCAAATATATTGTAGAGTGCCGACCCCAAGAGTACATAGATGAAATACCGTTAAGCATTGCCGAAGCTAGCATTCAACTGCAAAAAGATGGTTTTACACCAGTAGTATACCCGATTGTGAATCAATTAAACCTATATAAATATGCAAGCAGGTTTGTAGGCTGCCCGTTACTTGTTGGAGTGCATAATGCCAAATGGGTATACCAGAAGTATGGAGATGATTACGGGCATACTATACTACAACCAACCCCATTTTCGCATGTTGTAGTAGCCGCAATGTGGGGTAAAGACATAGAAGACTTGGACGAATACTTCGGAAAGGAATCTGCATGCTAGGGACATACATCTTTTTAGGAGCTGTTGTTTTCATGGCATCTGTGGTAATTTACGGATTCTATAAATTATACAAAGAATATAAAGAACTTTCTAAGGTGACAGAATAATTGCGTAAATCTCCTCCGTTTCCGTATCCAGAATGCTTAGAAGAGCATACTCTCGATTTTTGTGAAGACAAAGACTGTGAATATCTAGGCTGTTCAGCCGATTTCTGCAATTACTGGTGTAACCTTGTGCTAGAGAAGCTTGAGGAACAGCATCCTTGGGGGCAGTCAACCTTTAGGACTAGCCTGCAAAAGTATGGGAACAGTTATGTTTTGCGTGTGCCTCCAAAGGTTGCTATGTTGTATGATTTGAAGCAGGAATTTCGGGCAACAATAGAAAAGACTTGTAATAAAACAGAGATGAAAAACCATGAGTGACAGACTTATTGAAAGATTAGGGCTTAAAATAGCTGATATGAAAACAGACATTCGAGAACTACAAACTGCTTTTGACCAAATGGTTGTTGCTTGGTCATTCGGAAAAATTGAAGTTTGTGATTCTGAATTAACTGAATCGTGGGTAGTAGAAACTTTACTACCTGATAACGCACAACAATTCTATGAAGCCTTAGATAATTTCTCTGTGTTATGGACAGCTTTCTCAAGAAAACATCTTGTTAGTTTACATTCAAAAGAGAAGGAGGTAGAATGATGAAAACTGCAAACCTATTAATTGATGAAGAAAAAGAAATAATCAAAGAGTTCCAGCAATTTAGAAAACGATTCACAATGACCACGTATGGCAAAGCTATTAGACTTGATGAAGTCGCACAATATGTCTTATTCAAACTCGGAAAGTATGGAAAGACAACTGAGATTATCAAAAACGAGTTAGAGGAGAACTCGCGGAAATGAAAACTATAACACTAAAAGAGGCAATAGGGAGAATGGAAATAGACTCTATGATAAGTCAAGATTTTCGAGATGGCTTTCTGAAATTGTTACAAAAAGAAAAAGAACGTTTAGGTGAATGCTCCAAAGATTTTACGGTTGGTTTTCAAATTAGTGCAGGTTCACGATATTCTGTTAACGTTAACATTTGGGTTGATGATTCCCAGTGGAAACACCCATTATGGCCTAAAGTTGAAATGCATATCAGAGAGGAACAATGATGCCTGAGAGAGTTTCTGAACAAAACACAAAACTGAAAATAACTACATTCGAGGGATGGGTTCATAAAAATGTGGATAAATCAATCGAGTTCTGCAATGATTGCCCAATAAATGCTGCTGATTGTAATCTAGCTTGTCCTTATAGAGATGCCTTGTTTGTCCATCTTTCAGACCTAAAAAATTGGCTTAAGCAAAAATGTAAAGAAGCAACAGAACGCCGAAGAAATGGAGATTATTTTGTTGGAAACCAACTTATCACCGAGCTTTTGGAGGACTTAGAGAAATGAGTAAGTCTGTTCATGAAAAACAAACACAAAGATGCCCTAAGTGTGGGAGTTCAGACTTAGGTATTATTCGTTATCCTGAGTACCTATTCAGCTACAAAGAGTTTTGCAATCAATGTGGGGGGCATGAATGACTGTTTCTAAAAAACAGAAAAAGTGTGGAACTTGTAGGCATTGGGCTAGAGGTGGTATTGGTGTAGGTCGTGGAGGCGGTAGGTGTATTAGATGGGGAATTGCGAAAAACGCTTCAAATAAACATCATGCTAAGGAGTGTTGGGAAGATTGACTGTTCCTGAAGTAAAAGAGAAAGAGGGTTTCAATAATGAAGAATACCTAAAGGCTGTTCATGGGTATGAAGTTCGGTATCACAGATTCCACAATGAACAACAAAACTCTGACGTTCTAATGGTTTGGACTTACTATAAAGGCAAATTAATCGAATGTATTGCTTACGGAAACGGAGAGAGGCTTTCAATATGACTTCTCAAACAACAAATACTGGTTTAGTAAACCTTATATATTAGTTAGGGTATAGTAAACCATAGGTGAAAACGATGCGAGCAAAAAACCTTGAAAGAATCCAATGTCCAGAGTGCCCGAAAGTTCTTTGTGGACGAAATAGCGTTATGCGTCACTTAATCACATGCCACAATTGTGGCATGAAAGAACTAGAAGAATTAGACAATAAGTTTTGGCTAGGAAGTAGAAAATAATGCCCTATGCTAATAAAGAGAAACAGAAAGCCTACATGCGCGAGTATGCGAAGAAACGCCGAGAACTATTCAAAAAACTGTTAGAGGAATCAACATGACATATATTTTTTGTGACAATGAAAGATGTAGGCATAACAAAGATGGACAATGTCATTTAGATTCTATTACAATTTCAGATGAAGAAAATTGTATGGATGTTGAATATGTGGGTGAAGGAGAATGACTTCTGAAACAAAAGAGAAAATTGTTAGAAGCTATGAGGATTTGACTACTGAACAGAAGATGATGATTAGTGAAGTAAAATTCAAAGTAATTCAGGATATGGCTTTTGATTTAGGCACAAAAATGAATGCTTATTGGCTTCGGCAATTAATTAATCAACTAAAACTGCAACTATGGCATAAAGAGGGAAAAATATGACTTCGGAAATAAGAGAGAATGGTTGCATCAAAGCCGACTGCATCGTAACGTTGCCCTGTCCTAACAAGCATCCTCCAAAAACAAGTGACGGATTCTGTGTAAGCTACGACAACGGAGTTAAGAGAAATGCTGTGCGAGTTGGTGGGAAAAAGAGATGAAAATTGTATTATTGGGAAGTTGCATAAACGTTCCTTATGAAGTGTTTGCTCCAAGAAGCAAATCAATCCCAGACACAGACCAATTAAGGGCTTATCTTGAGTGGAAAGCTGGAAATCAAGAAGAAGCATATCAACTTGCCGAAAAGTTATTCTACCCAAAAATCCGAGAAGCCGACATCATTATCGCTATCACAAAAGAGGATGGAACAATAGGGATACACACTCAAAGAGACATTGATTTTGCTAAGAGTCTTGGAAAGCAAGTTATTCAAATAACTGTTAGCCCGAAAGTCGCACAGGAGAAAACAAAATGACAAAAAGAAAACACTGTCCAATATGCCCTAAAAGTTTTTGGAATCCGTGGTCACTTGAAACACATATGAAAGAGAAACATGGAATAACCAAAATGATTGTTGATGCGAAAGACTGTTTGAGGTGAACTGTTAGCGTTCATCCTTTCTGATAAGCTGAAATGTACACGAGCACCCAAAATGTGCAGGCAAACTAGGCAGAAACATTCCTTTTCGGAAGTAGTGCCCGATTATGTGTGCTAGGCAATATTCGCAGTGCTCTGTCATTCCTGGGATTCCCAGCCATCCCCAGATTTCTGGGTCTCCGCCGTAAGCTTGCAGCGCATTGTTTATGATGTTGTAGTGGAAGTTTGCGCCCAGCATTTCTACTCTGCGTTTTAGTCCTGCTGCAGATTTCCAGTATTCCTCAGTTGTTTCGAGTAGTGTAGGCTCATGAAAGATTAGTGATTCTAGGTCTATTGCTTCGCTATCGGAGAGAATTGCCTTGAAGTAGGTTATCCACTGTTGCAGGTTAAGTATCTGGTCTAGCTGTTGTGGCGTTAACTGTTTCGTGTTTGGAATTACTGGCTTCACTTTTGTTCTGTAAACAATCGGTAGAATGTGCTGTGCATGCTGAACTAGCGTGTTCTGCGCCCGTTTCAAAGCTAAAGCTTGGCTGCTTGGATTCTGCTTCTGAGCTACCGCATAAAGGTATATGCTGAATAGTCTTGCTGACAGTCTTCCAGAAAGCCGATGCAACAGAGGAACTGAAGTCAAGTTAGTTCGCTTCTTCTGCTGTAGTTCTGCGCCCAACTTTCGGTTGCTTTGCCAGCTACAGGTCGGCTGAATAGGATGTTGTGGCGTGGGTCTTTGATGAATTTCTGGTGGTGTAGGGTGCAGAACCATGCGTGTCCTGTGCCTCTTTTGTCTAGCCATAAGACCTCGTTTGTTGGTGGCTGGTCGCAGTCCATGCAAGTGTCGAACATGAACATTTGCTCTTCTTGTCGGAGATGCTCTGGAAGGGCTGGCTTTGGCAGCTTGTCCTTTTCGGGCAGTTCCTCAGGCGCTTCGTCTTCAGGTTCCTCTTCACTTACGGGCGCTTGGTCAACATCCAGCCCCAACTGTTTTAGTAGATACTTGTATTGGTTTCTGTCGATGTAGCCAACTTCAACGCCCGTCTTCAGGAAGCCTTCAATGTTGATTTCTTCTACGCCAGATTTTTCTGCGCCAAACTCTAAAGATGGAAGCTCTTTTGTTGGGTACCACACGTCTATGAGTGGCTTGAACCATCCGTTCTCTACTCCCCGCTTAATAGACCGCTGAATGCTAGTAACGTGCCTTCCAACAATCGTATCCAGCACATTCGCTGAAGCTTCAGTGGCATTGCGGACGTACCATAAGTCGTTTGCTCGGCTGTAACTCCATACTCTGCGGTCAAGGTATTCGATGAATTGCCAGAAGGGAATACGTGGGTCTATTTGCAGAAACTCTACAGGGTTTTCTTTCATTTCGTCAGCGTTCATGTTGCCTAAGAAAATGTCTTCGCCTGCTTCTCGTTCCATAACCATCTTTTTGAGCAGTTCTACGCTTTTTCTGCTTTTCCAGATGCCGATAGGACTTAGGTAACGGTCAAGGATTTTGTTCACCTTATCAGTTGAATCATTCAGAATGTTTAGGAGATTGAGCATGCCACGGACAAAACTGACACCCCGCACATCATTGCCTAGCTGCCCATAATTGAAGTTTACGATTTTGCTGTTTCCCGTCTTCCGGATAACGTTTTCTTTGTTGCCGATTTTCTGTGTAATCTTAACGATTTCCCGTGTTTTGGGGTCTACCTCAATTCCTGCCTTCGGCTCAATAGTGTCTGGTCTAATGATTGTTAAGCTCATTTTGCTGAAGTCATCCCAGCTTCCGCCCTTCTGAAGAATTGTTTCGCACGGACAAAAGCCTGCAATCAACACGTTTCTTCCGATATTTGGTAATAGGTCATCTAGTTGGAAGTGTTCGCCGAAGCTGTCACAAAGGTCTTTTGTTTTGCTTTTCTGTGTTACTGGCGTGACTTCTTCGACTGTTGTGTAGTATCCGTTGCCCATAGCAGCGTCAGTTAAGTCATCGACAAGGTTTCTGACTTTGTCGTCATCTAGGTATGCTTGGTAGTATTGGCTGATGTTTTTGGTGTCATATTTTAAGACTGTTGAGGTGCGACTCCATAAGCCTCGTGCTGTGTCTGCTTCTAAAACTTTTTCTTGAAAACTTGGAAAATTTAGTTCATATTTGCCGATTTTCAATTTTTTTTGCCTCGTTCTGCACCTGTACTATTGTTCCACATTTTGAGCATTTAACATTTATGACAGATGGGCAGTGCTTGCAGTCTAGGCTAGGAATGGGCTTACCGCAGTTGTGGCAACGGGGCATAGAAGATTCCTCTAGAGGTCAGTTTCATTACAGGAGTCACGACCCATAGCCTCGGTCATAATAGCTTCGTCAGTGTAGAATATAGTACCACAAAAGCCACATCGAACTTTTCGGCTATGTTTGATTCCCATTTTGCCGTCCTTGTTTCTGACGTACAGGTTGCCGACTTTGCCGATTCTGTGAAGGTCTGTGCACTCTTTGCAAGCTGGACAACATACCCATTTTAGGTCTGTCATGTTCTTGTTCTCCTTCCAAACCCAATCTGTACTTCTCCGCCTATATCACTTACGGATGCTACTGCATAGCGAAGTGCATCTACTGCATGGTCAAACTGCTTCACATTCTCATCATATACCTGCAATTCTGAGATAAGGTTTACGCAGTCCTCATGCACATAAATTCTTGCTTTACCGTCCTCCTGAAACACGAATCTGCTTCCTAATTCATGTATGCCGTCGTCCCGTTTTGTTTTGTCTGCTACTGCATAAACGTCTGCTTCATTGAGGGCTTCGATGTTTCGTGGTTCTGCGCGGTCACAAAAGAATTGTGTTATGCCATATTTGCGGATAAACTCTTGGCAGACTGTGCTGATTCGGTCTAATGTTGCTCTTGTCTGATAGAACTCATCTAGCACATAGGCTCTGCCGTCATAGTCTAAGCCGATTGCTAGGATGCATGAGGGGTTGCTCCATCCCCAGTCTATGCCTCCAATTACTTGCTTGAACGTGTCTGTTGGCGGAACTTTGCTGATTACATGCTTGCTAGAATCAAAGTCGAATGTTCCTGCTGCTACTGCTGCAAAGAGTCCAAGAACAAACCTGTTATAGAGTCCTGTTCCTTCAACATGGCTTCGCTTCACTTCATCAATGTATTGTGCTGGAAGGTAAGGATTGTCAAAGATTGTCCAGCGGTACACTTTGCTGTCTGGAATTTTGCTGGATGGATTCTCAAATTTTGTATGCAAAAGGCTTCCAGGCTCATCAGGAGTTGTTGTTATCCATAGTCCTGTTGGGTATCGTCCAGGTTTGCTGCCTCTTAGCCTTCGGATTGTGGTATTCCATGCGACTTCCTGTTTGCGTTTTGCTGCTTGCCCTGAGCCTCCGATTAATCGAAATTCGTCTAGCCATGCCCAGTCAGCGTTTATTCCTTCTACTCGTTCAGGTTCATTAAGTCCGAGCAGCCACCAGACTGAGCCGTTTATCCATTGTATGCGTCCGTCACTTTTGTTATATTCTTTTACTGCTGGATGATTGTCTATGCTTCCGCCTAAGATTTCTTCTAGTGCAGGAACTAGGATACGTTTGAGCATGCCATAGGTTGGCTCCATAAGCAGTCCGACTGATTCGGGGCATTCCCATGTCCACAGCCAAGATTCCTGTATTCCTGCCCTTGTTTTTCCGCTTCCTGTCCCTGCTGATATTAGTCTTGCGTATACTTCGTATCTGTCATTATGGAATTCTGCTTGTTTGCCTGCTTTAACTGTCTGCATCTACTGTTGCCTTCGGCTGTTTAGGCTGTATTCCGCCATAGTCAAGGTTTATTTTGATTCCGCCCTCAATCTTCTGTTCGATTTGCCTAGGCGTTAGCAGCTCGATTATGTGTGCGCGGTACTTCATAGCTAAGCTTGGATGGTCTCTGCTTGCGAGAGTAATGTCTGCTTGCTGTTGCCTGATTAGTTCATCTCGGTATTCCTGTGCTTGGGTTGATTGGAGGTCACGGATGATTGTTCTTCTGCTTCTGACTTTGTAGCCTTCTTCATTCATTTTCTGTATTATCTGCTCTTCCTTCATGCCAAGGACTCTGAGTTCGATTACCCTTTTTCTTCGTGCATACTGTATTAGGTTAATTTTTGTCATTGTTCTCCAACTCTTGTATGTGACTGTATGTGACTTTGTGCTTTTAGGTTTTTTTGTAGAAACTTTTATATTAGCCTACGTTTATTAGATATTGTGGGGGAATAACTATTTTTGTTTCGGCTTTTGTGCCGTCAGATAAAACGATTTCTGTCAAGGTCTCCACGCTTCAAAAGAATGTAGATGCTTTAGGGTTAAATGTTTTTCTTCAAAAAGATTGAGTTCTAGTATAGAGTTTTGTTCTATTTTTTGTGTAGCATCTCATTAAATTTCAGGTAGACTGGGCATGCTGTTGCTGTTTCGTAGGCGACACATTCAGCTTTTCGGGGGCATAGCCAATTGCAGATTAATGATTGTAATGATTTGAGTTCTTCAACAGAAATATTCATTTGAGGTACGCCACTGCTGCGCTTGCGATTGCTGTAATAACGGCTACTATGATTCCTGCTTTTTCTGTTTTACCAAGTTTCTCTTGGTTGTTTACGTTGTTTAAAAGAAGTTTTAGGTTGTCTAGTTTGTCGTTGAATTGTCTGAGTGTTTCAGCGTTTGCGACTACAATCTTAAAAAAACTTCGGGTTTCTGTGCTGAAGTTGCTTAGGGTTTCTAGTTTGTCGTAGATGCTAGGAATGTCTGATACGCAGACGCGGTCTATCGCATTTTTGAGTGTGCCTATTTCGGTTTCGCATACTGCCAGTCTTTCGCCGTGAGTTTTATTCATGTTAGAGCCTGCAAATAGTTTATGTCCAATTTTTGCATATATGGTTTTTCTACGTTTTCTTGCTGTACGCTATAGCCACGACTTTTGCAAGCTCATCTACTCCGCTGTTGAGTCCTAGTCCCGCAAAGAATGCAGCTATTGCTACCTGAATTTCTGTGCTTTCTGGAACATGAAAAGACTGGTAAAGTGTTAGGGCTGAGATGAAGCTGATTATGAGGCTGATTATCATTGTTGCAGTGTATTGGTGGTTCCATTGGAAGTCTGGGGTTTCCGCCATTTTTCTGAGTGCGGGTATAATGGTTCTGACTAGGATTCCAGCAAATAGGGCAATTAATACTATAGTTTCTATCAAAGTTTTTTCCTCTACAGTACTGTTCTATGTGTAGTAAGATAAGATTTGCTATGATGAGATTGTGATTGTTTCGTCTGCTGCGGGGTTAACGTCTGCGGAACTGTTTGAGGCGATTTCTATGATTGTGTCTCTGATTAGATGCACTTTTATTGGGGTTGAAAGATTGTTTGTTATTTTCATGACTTTTTCACCACCTTCAATCGTTAATGGATGAGGATAAGAGTATTGAATATAGTTTGCTGGTGCAGTTAAAAAGAATTCTTGGTTTAGCCGTACTGGGTTTTTGTCGCCATAAGAAGCATCATAGATATCGGCGTCCGTGGGAAGTAGGCTATTTTTGTAGATGTACACGTCTTTGATTTGCTGTTCGGGGTAAGTGTCTGGGGTGTACTGTGCCATAACCACAAACGCGGAATAATCGGATGGGCTAGTTTTTGTGCCGTATCCTTCAGCCTTGTTATTGAATATGACTGCTGCGCCGCCTCTTAGTTGGATTGCGAAGTCTCCCCATTTTGGTGAACTAAAACTGTTTTCGTAGACTTCTATTAGGCGTGTGCCTTCGCCTTGTCCTGTGCCTTCTCGTCCATGCGCGTCTACTGTGCCGTAGCCGTTGTTGGCTTCTGTGTTGTGCCTGTAAACGTAGTGTCCTCTTTGATGGCTCATAACAGCGTGTCGCCATCCCTCAAAATGGCAGTCCTCAATGAAGACTGTGCGTTTTGTGTATTTTCCTAGCACCTCTGATAGTGGTTCCCATGTTACACCGTCGCCGTTTACTGCAACTGCATAGAGTACTGTGCAGTCATTATAGGCTGCGGTGACATACACGTTTTTGTCGTTTATGAGGCGATTATGGTCGATTACTCCATTGCTGCTGAATGTTTGTATGCACTGTCCTGCAATGTTATAGAAATTGCAGTGGTCTACGCGCAGGTCTGTGCATCGGTTGAATGATGCTGCGCGGTACTTTGTTTTGCTTGCAGAATTCTTTTCTCGGTATCCGATAAGCTGTATGTCTGTTATTCTAGGTTTTGTTGAGTCTGTTACCTCAAAAAATAGGCTGTTTTCTGGAGCTTCAAACGGCATGTGGATGCGGGTTCCCCAACTTATAACTTGTCCATTCGGGTCTCTAATTGTTGGATACCCAAAAAGTTGAACACCATTAAAGAGTTTTAGTGGCTTCCATGAACTTGTGAGAAAATCGTAGTCGCCTTCTGGAAGTTGCACAATTTTGATGTTATCAGGTGATGATGCTATGATGTTTACGGCTTTTTGCATATCTTGTTGTGTCGCCGAATCTGCAGTCACTATCAAGGGTTCATCACTATACTATTGGCAATTAGGATTTAAAGATTTAACTCATCTTTTAGATTTATACAAAACTCGTCTTCGCCTTCAGTTAAAGGGTTGCCCAGATACAGTTTGACGATTAATTGTTTGATTGATTTACTGAGACCTGCCAATATCCTCGCCTCTGTTTCTGTTCTCGTTTAGCCACCTTTCCAATGTGAAGATAAAGCCTTTGCTGACTTTCTTTCGGGTGTACAAGTTAATGAGGCTTATGATTTGGTGCTCGCCCTTGTACAGCATTACTGTTTCGTCTTGTCCATCTCTGCTTTTGTATCTGATATGATGTTCCTGAATTACCCGCTTTCTTGGCATTTTACATTCCCACATCCCAAATGACGTAATCCCATGTTGCGCTCATTGTTCCGCTTGTTCCTTCGACTCCTACACAGATGCAGCTTACAGTCCAGTCAGAGAGGTTGCAGCCGAATTCGGAAGCTAACAGGTTAAAGACCTGATTTAGGTTTGTTTCCCTGTACGTCCATCCGCTTGTGTCCCAGTGCCGGTAGCCAACGTAATACCATCCTCCGCTGTGTTGAGTTGCCCAGTAGCTGTTCTGTAGTGCCATTGGCTGCATGATTATGCCTTCGCTGTCGTGGATTATCATTGCTTCTGCCCAATGAGTGCCGTTTGTGAGCCAGAACTCGACATACTGATTCATGCGACCATAAAGCCAGTTTGCTGACCCAGAGCTTGTGCTTCTAACGATTAGGCGCTGTGGAAGGTTTGCCGTTACAGTGTAAGGCAAGTTTCCGTATGTTGCCCATGGGTCTGTGCCTTGCTCATACTCGGTGTTTCCCCATTTATTGAAGCCCGAAATTGTCAGATATGTGTAGGCGTTTCCTCCGCTGATATAATAGCTGTGGCTGCCTGTGCCTTCCATCCAAGTGTCAGCTTGCCAATCTACCGTTGAACTGAATTGTGGGTTATTGTTAACTGTGTACCATGCTGCATGTACTGTGCCAACTAATGACGCTATAACAATTATGGCTGCTATAACAGTTAATTTATTTTTCATTTTGTCACCTCCTTTAGTCTTTCCAGAATCTTTGTTGCCATACGTTTACGACCCAAATCAATTAAAAGAACGCCTTTGTCCATACATTCAATGCAAATGTTCAAATTCACAGTCAATCTGTCATGGTACACAAACTTGCAAGGATAAGCAGCAGTTATTAAATCGTTACAGCAATCACAAAACATCAGTTAGAAGCCTCCTTTTGTGTTCCTATAAATGGGTCATCTTTAGTTTCGGTGATTCTAAATTTTTTGCCACAATATTCGCACTTGAAAATTTTTGATGTAAAGATTTTTCCGCCTTTAGGTGACTGGTAGCGCCACGATTTTGTGAAGTCTGATGTGTCTGTTGGTTCTCCACAGTATGAGCACCAGTAGCTTTTCATTTTTTCACTTCCATATTCGTTAATCATATTAACGATATTGGTTCTATTTAAAAGTTTGCTTCAAACATAAAAAATAAGCTTAAACTAGCCTCTGTTTAGCAATTTTGTGCTGTCGAATATCGTTAACCATATTGGCTAACCTGAACGCCTAGCATAGACTGTTTTCTTTAAAGGTCTAGAATAAACTGTTTTGTTTCTTTGAAGCTCTGCATGACTCCGCTTTTTGTAGTCGTATAAGTTAGCCGAAGCACACTGATTCCGCAGTTTCTTAGCTGAGTGTCTATTTCGTTGTCTCTTTTGCTGTTATGCTCGGTTAAGTGATGTTTGCCGTCAACATACAAGGCGTAGACTTTGCTGTTTCTGATGAATAGGCGGTCAGGAATCGTAAATGGATGGCGATTGTATTCTGCTGCTGTTATAACTTCCTGTTTTGTTAGCCGTGAAGTGTTTGTTATTTGGTAGCCGTTTTCTGTGAATAGGATTACGGTGTCTTTGAATTGCGCAAACGGCTTCAGTTCTGAGTCTCGGTCTATGAGAGTGTCTAGCATTCTTTCGCCTTTGCTTGTTGGGACGGTTTCGGTGTTTTGGTAGTTAATGCGCCAACTCATTAGCTTTCACCTTTTTGTTCAAGAATTGTCATTGCTAACATTGCAGCCATAGCAGAAACTTGCACAGCCTCAATATACAGATTGTCATAATCGCGGTCAGCAACCTTCTTTTTGATTTCTATCCAAAGCTCATCAAGTTCTTCTAGTAACACAGCGTATCCTTCATGTAGACTTTGGAAGTCGCCCCAAGTTCCAAGAGCATCATCAATTTCGTTTTCTATTCCCTCAAGAACAGTATATAATCGTTCATGGTCTTTACTTTTCATTTTCTGTTTTCTCCTTTGCGACTCATAAATTCGTTTCCTCTAAAAGCTCTTCAAGCAAATCTTCAATATCAAACCCGTCATACCACTCAATCCTTCCTTCCTTTTCTTGTTTCTGTTGAAGCCACTCTTTTGTTTTTCTTCTAAACATTAAGTTTAGATGTTTTCTGTGTTCAGGTGTAAAACTACGGAAGATATCTTCTATCACTTCATCAAAAAGTTGTGTTAGTGTTTTCATTTTCTGTTTAGTCTCCTTTGCGACTCAGGAAGCCCATCTTTTTCTCACTTGGGGGTAAGTGAGGTGAGCGACAAGATGGGTTTGAGTTTTCGCCGAGCCGACAGAAAATGTGCAAATAAACCTTTTGGTCGGGTACGTAGCCTTTTCTGGGATGAATTTGTTTCCAGCATTCAATGAACTGTTCGGGTGTGTGGAAGCCTTCGGGCTTATAGAAGAATTCTGCGATAATGCTTAGTGGTGTGGGGATTATTTGCACAATTTTGAATCTTGTATCAAAGATTGTGAATGTGTCTCCTTTCTGTCCGTACCTTTTTGTTCTTGTTGTAGCTACTTTATCTCCGTCCTGTAGCTGTTTCTTGAATTGATGCAGGAAGGGTATCTTGATTTCTGTCATGGTATTTCCTCAACTGTCGAAATATGGCTTTCAGATGCTGTGAACGATAGCACAAGCTTGTCGAAATGGACTATTGCAATGTCGTTTTTTTGGTCGAGATGTGTGCCGATTACTGGCTGTTTTTGTAGCTGTTTTAGCATTTGCTGCAATTCTGCCATCTTTTCGTCAGACTTGTTTCTTCTGTAATGGTCTAGGGTTCGGTAGTGTCCGCATCCGCTTCCATAGCCTCTGTTGCATGTGACGCTGTCTTTGCGATAGAGTCGGCAGACTTTACGAAATTCGCAGCTTAGCAGCCAGTTTCTTAGCCAATCAAACATTTTTGTATCTCCTTTTCCATTCATCAATTGTTAATGCAGGAAATTCTGTGCCCATCTGCTTGCATAATAGAATTGAAAGATATTTGATTCCTGATGTGCTCATGTGCGCCGATTCTGCGAGCTGCTTCAGTAATGTTGTGTTGTGCCTGTAGATTCTTTGTACTTGTCCGCCTCTACTCAACCAGAAGCCTCCTTCAATTTTTCTAGAGTTTCGCCCCACACTTCATTGTTCTCCGTAATCCACTCAGACTGAATATCATTGAGCCGCCAACTTCTAGCTCCGCACTCGCAGACCGTTGGAGCCGTAAGATATTTGCCAAACTGGTCGACCTTTTTCAGCTTCCCGCATCCCATGCAGTTGAACGCTCCAACGATGATTATTCTCTTCGTAGATTCAGTCATCTAGAAGCCTCCTCTGTTAGCTTGCATTTGAAAACAAAATTTGGATTCTCAGGAACTTTGTTAACTGTCGTTTCAATAGCAGATAGTAACTCATGTAATGCTTCCCGTTTTCCCCTGAACTTTTGAACCTTAATCTGTAAAGGCTCATAATCACTCATGCTGTTTTCACTCCGTACGCCTTCAAGAGAGCTTCTCCTGTAGCTGAAGAGATTTGCCCAGATTGCACATACCCGCCAACAAGGCTAACTAGCTGAATGTCCTCGAAAAAGAGCTTAATCTGTTTAGTTAGATGCAATCTTTTACTTCCTCCATGAATCTTAGGTGCAATATTTTTTGTGGCTCATAGTTAGGATGGTTGTAATTGAAGGCTCTAAACATCCAGTCTTCTGTTTTGCTGAGAAGCATCCGTTTACGGTCTTCTATGATTAGCACATGCATGATTTTGTGTTCTCGGAGATACTGTATTAGGTCGCTGTTGAGTCCGTAGCCCTGGTACATTCGGAAGAAATGCTGTTTGTATTTGCGGGGTGTGATGAAGGCTAAGCGTCCGTCTTGTAGGCATTTGATGTATCCTGCTTTTCTGTCGCCAACCTTAACGGTTCCGCCTGTAACTGTGAAGCTGTTACTTGTGCCTAGTTTTTGTTGGTTAAAGCTCATTTCCGTTTCTCCTTACTTCTGTTCAAGAATTTATCGTTCAGTCGGTAGTCTCTGCCGTACAGTCCCTTGATTTTGTTGTCGTTTGCTTTTAGTGCAGATACAATCTTTTCGGCTCCCTGAGTAACTTGTCCATCTTGTGTGTAAGCGAATGTCCATTGTCCATACTGGTTGTCTTTCCAGTTCAGAGCTTCAATTTCTTCTTTTGTGATATTAGGTTGTGTCTGTTGTGGTGCAGCACTTGCCACTTGCCGAGTTGCTTGCTGTTGTGGCTTAGTTAAGTTTGCGAGTCCATATACGATTGCGTCTTTGATTATGTGCATTTCGCCTTCAAAGGCTCCTAGCTGCGCCATAACTTCTTCGTTGTTTTTGATTACTTCCTGTCCTAAGGCTTTGATTGCCTCAATCGCAGTTCGCACCTCATCGCTGAGCACCTGAATTTTTATGATACAGTCTGTGATTGTTGGCTCTGGAATATCCGCTTTCTCGAATGTTGCTTCTGGAACTTCGCTGACATCTAACATTTGGTCTTTTTCTACAAGATTCTTTTTCAATTTGTCACCCCCATGCTATGCAGTTCCTGTTCAAGCTTATCTTTCACGAATTGTGATACTTCAAAGAATGCGCTTTCGGCTGTTTGCTGTTCTGTGTCAAATTCGATTTGGTAGCTGATTGTCAGGTTCTCGTATTGCCGGGTTTGCACTTTTCGGCTGTATCCAATCTGAGCTTTCACTCCGTTGCCTCCTCTGGTTCGTCTTTTTGGTAGAGATACAGCAAAGTTTCTTTCGCCCACTCCTGAATAATCGTGTAGCCCTCAGCAAGCCGAGCATTAACGCCTTCTACTGTTGATTCTCGTGCTACCTTTAGCACATTTTTGGTTTGCTGTGTTTCTGCTGGTATTTCGTCAAAGTTTAGGCTCATGCAGTGTGGACAAACTCTAGTTTCCGTAACTTCAACTGAATCTTCGCCTCCTTTTGATACCTGTTTTGTTGCTGGATGAATAAACTGTTTTTTACAATCAGAACATTCATATTTCAAACTTTTTTCACCTCACTCTAGTCCCATTCTGTACGAATGAGCATACTTCGTAATGTTTTTGCGGTTTCGCATTCCTGTTTTAGGGCTGCGATTTCCTCAGCATCCCGTTCTAGGCTTCGCAGTTTAGCGGTTAACTCAGCAAGAGACGCCATTTTAGATTTCTCCTTTCAACGGCAAAGTCTCGATTTTTTGTCCATCTTCCATAATGAACCTGAACCAAACAAACGATTCGCTCATAAAATGAGCTTCTGCGGTTACAGCTTTTTTGCCATCAACATAAAAGTCGGTCATTCTAGCTCCTCCAAAAGCGCTTTTCCAAACTTAACTTTGCCTAACGTCTGCATCTGCTCAGGTTCATTTGAGTGATAGTATTCCATTCTGTCAGGAATTGCATCAAGTTTATGTTGAAGCCACTCTTTGACAGCATCTAGCATACATGTTCCACAACTATCATCAACATCTGGAGCTGGACATTGCGGTCTACTATTACAGAAATTATCAAATATTTGTTTTAATGTTTTCATTTGTGGATTGCTCCTATTGCGTTGCAGTGACCAAGATTCTGTATCTGCTCACATTGAATGTTGGTTTTGGCTGGACAAGTTCGACAAGGACTAGAATAGCTCATATTTGTGCCTCCGAGTCGTAAACCATTTTTCCGTTCACAAAAACTTGGCAAGGCGAACCGATATATTCAACGTCAACCTGTTTGCTGCGGACTTTGTGAAGTTTTCTTTTTCCTGCGTTGTCTGTTTTCCATCGGTGAGTTTCCGCGTAAACTTCAACGTGTGATGATAATTCGCTCATCTGCTTGGACTCCTGAAAATTATTCCGAGTGGCTTTAACGCCTTTTCTATTTCTTTGAAGGTTTCGGCGTCACATTCTATTATTGTTTTTACGATTCTGTGTGCGCCGAAGTCATCAAATTCTATGTTTTCAAATTTTCTAAAAGTTGTTGCCATTTCACTTACCCCATAATATTAGTAAACGCCTGTTTATATAAATGTTTCTATGGCTTCCAACCAAGCACATGTATCTCAAAACTTGCAGTCAACTCAGGAGCATCCTCTGCAACTGCCAAAGTCCATTCTACGGGCATCTTCTCATTAGGAGCCAACGTTATGAGCACATCTGAGTTCCAGTTTGACCATGTTCCCTGAAGCTTCCGAGCCGACAAGCTTAAGCCCGCTGGCAACCCTGAAACAGTGTAGTTGAGGTCTACTGTTGCTTCGCCAACATTTTTGATGTACATTGATGGGTCGGTTTCTCCGTAAACGATTACGTCTCCACGCTGTAGGTCTCCCCAAACGATTGAAGTTAGCAAGGTTGTGCATCCAGTGTCAGAATAGAGCTGAATGTCCCGTGGCAAACTTACGGATACTGTGTTTATGACTTGCCTTTGAGCAATCAGGGATGTGGCTGCGTAGGTAATTGATGTGCTTAAAAGTGTTGAAGCTAAAATGATTAGGGCTAAAGTTTTTTTGTTTAGATTCATTTTGTTTCTCTCCATGCTACATAAACACATGCTGTTACAACATTTAACTATTTTTATCGACAAAACAACATCAAATACTCTAAAAAATTAGACAAAGACTAGAGTATATTACTAGCAGTAAATGAATCAAGGTATATTATTTTTAAGAAAAGAAAACTGCAACGATTACTTAGGTATAAAAGACTGTTTTGTTGTTTGTTCTGTTACTGTTTTGTTGTTTGTTTGTACTAGTTTTCTTTTTCTTTTTCTTTTTAAAACTAACCTAACACACTAAAAATAGAATCAAAAAAAGAGATTAATCGATTACGGTGGCTTTTCGCTCTCGCCACATATCCATGCAATCCAAGAATCCATTAAATTCAACAATGTTCTGCGCTTAAAAGATGAACTTCTACGCCTTAGTAGGTTTGGCAGTTTTCTATTGCTGAATCTTCGTAGAACACCAAAGGACTCAGCGTTTTTGATGACTCGGTGAATTTCAGAAAGTGACCGCCCAAAAGCTTCTGCGATTGCATTCATGCTTACGCCTTGTCTGCGAATTTTGATTATAGCTGCCCGTTCTCTGCCTAAGAATGGAATCTTTGCTGTCATGGGAACTGTTAGTTTGCAGTTTGTCATATATACTGTCTTTTATCTAAGTTTTTATTCTGTTTAGTTTAATTTTTTAGACTTAAATGTTTATTCAGAATACTTACTGTAAATTAATAAAATATAAATATTTACAATGCAAACTTATCGTTTGGAGGTGAGAAACTGTATGATTCTTGAAACTTTCGCAAACTGGGTTGCAGAATTCAGCGCAGTAATCGGAATCCTAGTGATAGTAACTTCTGTAATCTACTCCGCATACAAGGTGCTGACAAGAAAAGCTTAAACGGTTTCTCTGCGGTCTACTGGTCTCCGCTGGCTCCCAACCTTCCGCATTACCGAGTGTGCAAGGTCTGCGGGTAATGTTTCGCCGTCTCCCAAAGGAACAATTAGGATGCTGTCTACAAAAATTGTGTTTTCTGTAACAGTGTTCTTTACGACTCTAGGAACATGAACTCCGTCTCCATGATGGCTATCAACAACGTCTATGATTTGCTGGTAATAAGCAAATGATGAAGTTAAAGTTTCTGCAGTATTGGCGTTTTCTTGGTTAAGCCATGAAGAATCGGACGTGTTATAGTTTTGATATAGAAAATCTGTTGCTACTTGGTCAGTGTCTTTCGCTCGCACAAGCACAAGGTATCTGCCGTTTGGAAGAGTCGCTTCGATTGCTGAGATTGCCTGATAAACTTCTTCATTTTGTGCATCCAAGACAACCGCTGAACTTCCAGAAAGTGTTTCGCCCCGTCCTCTGGCTGTGGTTGTGCCAATATATTCATGCAGTCCGTCAACGTAAACTAGCTCTCCCGCACCCGCTGCAGTCCACTCAACTGTAATCGCCGTTAATGTTGCAAAATCGTATGTTCCAACTTGCGTCCAGCCCTGAAGGTCAGTTGCACTATGAGGCAAATCTAGGCTATACTGAACAGCCGAACCTGTGATTGCTTGGCTCTTCGTAACGCTGTCGCCATCAGCATCCACTAGCCGAACTGTCACTGCCCCGCCGTCAGGTGTACCATGCAGATACAATTTCAGAAAATCGAATTTTGTCAGCTTTCCAAGCGGTGCTGCTGGTGTGCATGTTGCCACAACTGCGCCTGCTGCTGAGCTTGTGATTTCTACGCATGCAGACCCTACACTGTTTTCGACAAGGTTGTTTTCGTCTACTGCACAGTTTGTTGTTGCAGCCCAAACTCCATCATTTTCGGTTACTGTGTCTTCGCCTGCCCCATCAAAGTAGAGTCTCGCGGCTGCAGTTATGGTTTCGTCTTCTGCTTCAGCGAATAGGTTCGCAATTTTTGAGAATGGAAGCAATCCTACAAAGATTTTTGCGGTTTCCAGATTAGTTACGGTATAGTCTTCTATGATTAGGTCGCCTCCGTCACTTGCTTGGAATCTGCTGTCAGGCTGAATGTTAGCTGCAACAAACGCAAGCACTGCCGTTCCTGCATTGTCGAAAGCGATTAGGAAATTGTCTGATAATGTGGTGTTGTTTGCTGTCTGGTCAAGGTCGTCATCTCCGATTCCATGTGTTTCTGCATCGCCGATATACCCGAACCGAAGGGCTGTGCTGTTGAGCCACTTGAACCGAGCATCCTGAACTGGATACACTTCTAGGACTTCGATTTGGATGTACGGATTTCCACGCTTCATTGTGATTTTTAGGTCTGCGTAGTAGTCGCTGTCCTGAACAGCCGAATCCTCTAAGCGAACATCAAAACAAACCTCTTCACTACTCAAAACTGAGATGTGACTCAAAAACGGGTAAGCCAACTCTTTAGCGTCAGAAGCAAGATACAACGTTAATCTGTCTAGTGGATGAATCCAGCCTGCATGTTGCCAGTATTTCAGCTTCAGCCCATACTGTGCCTTCTCGTCCACTTCGATTCGGGCTTGACCATTATTTGCCACCAAATCGCCGACAAAACTGTGGTCAGCACTGAACACCTGCCTCCAGTCGGCTGTTTCTTCGCTTCCCCATTCTATGAGGCTGTCGGTTTGTGCCTTGTAGCTGGCAGAAACCCAAGACGGACTCCGGTCTATGTCTTTGGAGTATCGTAACTCATCCATTTTTATATTTGAATGATTTGTTGCGGTGGCGTCGGGAAATTTGGTACCGATATAAACATCATTACCGACCCCCAGATTGTAGGTACCGACTGCTGCATCTGTTTCAACCAAGTTGCCGTCATAATACCATTTTACAACCGTTCCCTTGATTGTAACAACATAATAGTGTAATCCAACAGGGGATACAAACTGGTAACTTGCACCTGTTGTGGTAAAGTCTATCCAACCGTTTATTGTTCCTGATGATAAAAGCTGAAAATTCCAATCGCCCGTCCATTGACCATGCTGTAATATTCCTTCCCAATCCGTAGGTGAAGATAATATTTCACACCAAAACTCAATAGTAAAATCTGAGGTAGGCTCAAAATCTGTTGAGGACGATATTGTAATGTGGTCATTTTCTCCATCGTGTTGTTGTGCTTTTCCTATTTGCCCCGCCACTTCAAGAGGCTCGTTACTCGCAGATTTGGCGCCATCATTCCCGTACGCTGTAGAGTCTTTGATGCTGCTAGTGTCAGGGTCATCACTCATGCTAGAACGAAACTTGAAATCTGTGTTCCAAATTTGCTGTGCGGGTGTGCTTCCAGCTACGCCAACATAAGCTGTGTTGTCATTATGCTCTTTATCATAATACAAGTAGAACTCGTTGTCAACTGAATCTGATAAGGTGAATCCGTCTTTGCTGCACCACACCTCACAGATGCCCTGAGCACTACTCCAATAGTTCACTTCGCAGTAAAGCTGAGTTAATCCATCGCTTGTTGTTATCGCAATCTTTAATCTATTATCGCCTAACTCATTGAAGACCCGTGTCATGTCTACACTATTGGTTCCAGAGCTAGAACTCAAATAGACGAGAAAGGGGAACCAAAGCAAATTATCATCAAGTAGTGCTGCGGGAATCGTGAATTTTGTCCGTTTTCTCCAGCCTTCCAGCCAATCAGCTTCTGTTTCCTCAATCTTAGTATCATACACTTCGCAGTTTCCGTTGATTCCATCATAGGGCACGACTCTGAACCAATCTACATAGATTGTGTTCGCTGTCGCAGTGGACTTTAAAACTCGTAGCTGGCAACTGTCGCTTGCATCCTCCGCATCTACGTCAAAGATTAATTCAAAAACCTTGAATGTTCCCTCAGCCGTTTTAGTGACCGTTGTATTCTCAATGTTCATGTAGGTGCTATCTGTCACATTGTACGCTCGGAGCTGAACGTCATCTGAGACCTGTGCAGTATCCTTAATTCTGACAAGCGCAAGATAACGACCTCGACTCAAGTAATCAGTCACCGGATTCAGGTCAAAAGTCACATACTCATTCTGCGCATTCAACCTTGCAGACCAATTCACGTCATCAGCAAGATTCTCCTTGTCAGCGCCTCCGCCTAAAGTGCAGTCTTCAGCTTCAGCATACAAGCTTTCTGTTCCTGACCTGTCGCCTCGTGGGGCATCAAACTTTATCTGAAAATCTGGGTAATTGACAGTGACATAATCGCAGAGGCAAGTCCGTGCTGTAGCATCAGAAGTTTCCAGACAGAGAACAGCATGCGCTCGGTCAAAATTTAGGTTAAGCTCAAAGGGGCTATCATCAACTTCCGCGTAAGTTCCAGATTCGCCATCATCCAAATAGATATGCGTGTGACCGTCCTTCTTTTCGCTGAACACCAACTTAAAAATCACATTCGAGTTCGTGACTTCTGTCCATGCGACAACGTCCGATTCTGTGCCTCCTACACTTTTTCGTACCCGATACTCGTATGTACCATCATCGTTCTGAAGCTGAATCTTCAACCAATCAGTTTCATCCTGAGGGTCATTGCCTTCAGCATAAACTGCAACCAAATCCAACTCAATTCCAACTGCACGAGGGCTAGTAACTGCAGCAGGGCACTCAAGCTCAACAATAACGGTCGTATCATCTTTCAGGTAAATTTGACTATTTGAGGATACAAAACCGTATTCGCTTGTGCCCGCAGCATGGCTTGCACCCGTCAACTCAAGATGTCCGCTTGTCAATCGTGCAATGAATCCTACTAGGTTGCCGTCAGTGTACTTCTTCCACTTGCCTGAGAGAGCTTCGCCTACAAAGCGGTCGCCTCCAAACAGGGGAACAACTACTTCATTTCCATCTTTGCCGTAACGCTCAAAACTGGCAAGACGAGGACTCATGTTTCTGGATGCTGCAGGAAACGCTACAATATAATCGCTCATATATCCCAATCTCCTGACTCTTCATCTAAGCTATAGATTGAGTAGCCTTCCATCCAGAAAGCTTTTGTGCCCAAAAAAAACAGTTGCACAGCAAACGGAAAATAAGAGTGGAACTGCTCAAAGTTTGTGCTTAAGCTCCGCAGCAGATAGTATCCATCCTGTAATTGCGGAAAATCGAATTCACACCATTGCGTAAGAACTGCATCTTCTGTACAGTCATACCCAACCTGTATCCCTCCAATCAAAGTATGAATTGTTGTTCCGCCTATAGACTTTCTGAAAGCTTCCTGAAGCTGCAAAAGCCCCTCTCTCGTTGAAAAATACCCTTCAAGTTTCACTGTATTACTGTCTACTGTGATAGATGGAACGCCAGCAAGATGCTCTAGAATTATTACGCCAATTTTGTTTGCCACTTTAATCTAGTTCTCCTATGTCCTCATCTACAGAAAAACTTAACTGATTTTGCTTATACGTTTTCCAGTGTCGCCTAAGCTTCTGTCGCACATACTGGCAAATCCACTTTTCGATTGCCTCTTGTAGTTTTGCGGATTTAATGTTTGGATGTCTGCTTTTTATTCTGTTAATTATAGACTGTGTTCGAGGCAAAGGAATACGCAACTGAATCTGCTGAGGCTTCTGGTCTTTGAACAGAAAACGGCACTTCAATTCAACATGAAGGTTAGACAGCGAAACAACTGTAACCCTGTCAATCTTGTTAATATTAGGAACAGCAGCCCGCCTTTTTCTAGGCTTTGCTAACTTGTGAGTTACGTTTACGCTATTTTCATCCTCAATTACAGACATATTTAATCATACTCATGTTGTGCTGATTGAGTTACATCATGCGCATGTTTGATTACTTGGCGGACAACAATTTTTGATTGAATATAAATGTCTGTTGAACCGTACCCTTCAGCTTCCAACAAGATAGTGTCGTCACTAAGGTCATCAAGTATTACCACACGCTTAACACAGGTTGCATGGTCATTATCCATATAAACCAAACAGGTAAAATAGATTTCTCCTGTGGTTGAGTTAGTTAATTTAATTACAAAATGTGCAGCTCCGCCACTCGCGCCTCTCTGCATTGTCACGATTATAGACGCAAAATTTGCGGCATCAGGTTCTGTTCCACATTTCCCGCTAGTCAAAGTCACATTTGCTACTTGAACCCTAACTTCTGCACATAATGCTAAATCAAGAATGTCGTTGTATTCAAGCGCAGGGTCGCCATCTCCTGTATCACTGCCTGAGTGATTTGATATTCTGTTTACTTTCTGTTCCTGAATGTTCTTGAATACCTGCTGTAACAGATGCTCATAACTAATTGGAAGAACTCCTAACGTAATGTTTGTTCTGCAACTTCCTGGACTTAAATTCCAGCTTACCTGCGCAATATTCACTGAGCTATTATCATATCCATCAAGCGGCATATCTAAGATTGCGGATTGACCCTTTTTGATGCTGTAGAAGCCTCTGACCGTAAATTTGGTTGTTGTAGTAACTCCATAATTTGCGAGCAGAGCTTCAGCAACTTCTTGTGCTTCCACGTTTGTCGTTATTCTTCTGTCGCTATGTAATGCTTCTGGAATTCCTGAACCTGCCTCGCCACTAACTCCTGAGATGCCTTTCACGATAACCTTTTTTATTTCTTCACCCACTTCATCAACGATTAGGTCGCCGACAATGTTTGTGCTGTTGAATGTTGCATTCGAGGATTCTGCGCCTTTAACAAAAAAGTGTACACTATTGTTTTCGGCTACATAGAAAGCAGCGTTTGCGCGTTTAGCAAGTTCCTCTAAAGCGTAACCTACGCTTTGGTCGTAACAATCAAAATCTGAGACTACAATTCCAGTGTTAGAATTAACGTTGTCAGAAGTGAATAACCCATCAAAGTAGTAATCTATTAGGTCTTTGGCGATTGCTCCTGCGTCTTCTCCGCTATAAGTTTTGTGTGTAGATTCAAGAATGTATCTTCCGTAAAGCCGTGCAGTTTTTGTTTGACATTCAAGAACCCTTATTCCCTGTGCCCTATTTTTTGTGATTGAAACAACTTTTCCCTGCAGTATAGTTGAACCTTCTACAATTACATGAAAGAGGTCGCCACGTTCTACAAAGCAACTGTATGGCAAAGTTAGTCTTCCGATTCCCCGTTCTCCAGACTCAACCGACAGGTCTTCAACGTAGACGCGCTGGCAATTCTTGTAAACCTGAAGCCAATCTGTGCTTGCTGGGGGCGTACAATCAGTTTCTGTGACTAGGCTAGGCGGTTCATCTGCACCTGCTGCATGACAGGAATCTGCGTCTACTGTGCTAAAGTTTACGCAATCATAATAGACTGTTGCTCCGCCTGCTGCGGTAGTATATGTAACTGCGCGTATTATGGCTATTCCAGTATAATCAGTATCTATTGCTGTTTGCGTAATATCATTTAGTTCTGTTTCATCTATGCTCATCATGTAGCTGCCTTCAGCGTCACCGTCGCGGCTGCTCATTTCTACAACAACTTCAACACAGTACCACGTATCAGAGTCTGGGTTAGTAGATACTGCAGAGTTTACGGTTACTAATGAGCCTGCGCTTCTATATGTGAAGCCCCATTTTACTGTTCCAGCATCATTATAAATGAACAAACCAAGAATATTCACGGAGTCGGTTGATTCTCTGAGATACGTGAAGTATACTCTTCCGCTTGTTGGTGGCGTGGCATCTAAGAATTTGACTTCAAACTGAAGATACAGTTTCTTATGATGCCCAACATTAATGTACATGCCTTCTGTGTTTGTTGGAGACACGCCACATTCGCAGCCATACGCACCACAATGAAGCTTCATTTCAGTTATTGAAGGACTGCCTATAATAGCGTCCCATTCGCTAAAATCACCTGTCTCAAAACCGCTAAAGAATGTCGTGTCATGTGTTCCTATCTCTGCTTCGCTGACTACAGCATCGTCAATATACACGTTTGTGCTGAAGCTTTTGTATCCGCAAAGCCCAAACTGTACACGGTCACAGGTTGGAGCGCCGCTTGTATCAATCGCGCCTGTGTCACACACTAGGCTACCATTTACCTTCATCCAATATTGCCCTGTTGAAGCATGTTTCTTGAAATAGAATTCTATAGTGTAGTTGGTGTTAATTTGCCAGTCATAATAGAAAATGTATGATTGCGCAGAAGGATATAGTCGGTACATCCTGAATGCTTTTGCGCCATATCTTGCTTCAATATAGCATCTGCCAATTGGTGTTGCTCCTGCATCGCCAAGAAAATGGACAATCCTGTTGGTTTCTTGTGCACCGTTTGTTGGTTCAGTGTCAACACGTAACTTAAAGCGGGCATACAGTTCATCCTCGCTAACGGTAACTTGCACATACTCAGTTGTGTTCGTAAACTTTGCTGTGTATGCTCCTGCAATTAGTGGACTTGTAACTATTGTTGGCGTTCCTGCTGTAGTATCCCATTCTGTAAAATCTCCTGTCTCGAATCCGCTTGCGAAAACGTCAGGACTAGGCACTAGCTCGGAAGCCTCCCTATCCCTTGACTTACTAACTTTCTAACCATCTTTTCTGTTTCTTGCTCAAACACTCTGGAAACGTCTATTTCTTTACTGAAAACATTATTATGCACATCAACAATAATCTCAATTTTGTTTCCGTATCCTGCCTTATCTAACGGAATTATAGCTTCTGCGCCTTTCTCTCCAACCATCATAATCGTTGGCTCAGTGACGATTCCGCCCTCTGCACCATGAGGAATCTGAGCTGCATACGTATTATAGTCTGCTTGGCTTATGTAACCGCGATTACGAGCTTCAGCTAAGCCTCCAAGATACCCCTCATAATTGCCCTTATTATACAAGCTTTTAATATAATCAAATAGTGGCTGCTGTCCTGTTGGATAAAAGCCAGCAGCAGAAGGAGCAACAGACATTGTTGCGACTGCAGTATTAAAAACAGCAAGTGCCTGCTCTATGTTCTTTTTTGCAGCATTGACGTCTGCCTCAACACCGTTGATTACGCCTTCCATTGAAAAAGCGTAAGTTTTGAATGTGCCAAATAATCCCGTCCATGCGTTACCCATTGCAGTTGTGCGCGCGATTGTTCTGTCTTTTTCTATAGTGTCAAGATTATCCTGATGTGTTGTTGCGATACCCTCAAAATCTTCCATAACATCGCCGATAGTCTCATTTCTATCTTCATTAATGCCCTCTAACTCTTCAGTTAATGTCGTGTTTGCATCTTTCAGCGAAGTGTCAAGGCGCGTTTGAATTTTCATCAATATTGGTTCAAGCAAATCCATAACATTAGCTACAGCCTCATTTCTATCACCATAAATGCCTTCCATTTCTGTTGTGTGTGTTTGCTCAGCCGTTTCTATCGCACTATTTTTGTTTGCTTCAAGCGTACCTAAATTAGTGTTATGTGTTGTTTCGATTGTTTCAATCGCAGTTGCCTTGTTTTCATGTAGTGTTTCAAGTTCGCCTTTATGCCCAAGCTCATACTCTAACTCTTGGATTCGCCACGCTTCACTTGCATCAGAACGGTTATTTCTGTAAGTTGTTTCTAAAGAGTCAAGGCTTTCCTGATATTCCGTTTCGCCAATTATTCCCTCTTCATATTTTGTTTTAAGCAAAGCTTTCTCTTTCAGAAAATCAAGTTCCATCTGGTCAAGCTCAAAACTTCTGGCGCCCCGAATATCTGAAAGCCCCTGATTTATAGCATCTATCTGCGCATCATAGAATGCTCTTGTCTCATCTAATTCTGTGCGATAAGCCGCTTTCATATCCTGCAAAAGTTCACTATAATGGTCATTAATCCTGTCAAGCTCAGCTTTTAATGCAGCATCAGCATCTGCTTCTCTATCATCATAATAGCCGTTAATGTAACTAAGCACATCATCGTAGAAGATTTCTGTTTCAGAACGCGCATCACCATAAAATAGACCATATTGGCTAAGCAACTCATTCAACGAATTTGTAGTATCGTTTATTTGCTGGTCAAAAGCATCATTCGCAGCATCCACAGCAGCATCATAGCTTGCTTGTGCTTCAGACTCTAACTCAGCAAAATAGCTGTCATAAGCAGCCAAAACAGTATCTTGATACGTTTCTGTGGTTTCAAGCAATCCAAGCCAATAAGTTTCAAGTGCTTGACCTGCATCATCATATCGTTTGTTTTCTTCAGCCAACTGCAAATCATAATTAGCTTCGATAGCTGCTAACTGTTCACTAAGGCTTTTGTCTGTAATATCAAAAATGTGGTCAAGATACTCTTCAGTTGACAACCCGCTTTCAGCAGCATACTCTTCGTACATTGCCAGCAATTCATCATAGCTTGCCTCATTAATTGATTTAACATTCGCTTTATGTGCATCCAGCATATGATGATACGTAAGAAAAGTTTTGCTTTCAGCATCCAACAATTCATAATTATAGTCTTCAGCAGCAAGCAACAGCTCACGCAAAGACTCAGCAGACTTATCCTTTGCGCTTACAACCTTCTGCTCCATCTCCGAAAGAGTGTTACCCAAAGCAGACATTTCTGCATCAAACTTGTCCGCTGACACGCCAGCATCCTGCAAAGCCACAGCAACGCCAGCAACCGCAGCAGCAACACCTGCAACAATAATAGGAACAGCCGTACCCATGCTGACAACACCATAAAATGCCGCAGCCGCAACCGTAGCAGCAACAAACGCGCCGCCAATAATAGCAAGAACCGAAGATGCAAAACGTATATCCTCAGGAAGCATCTGCAGAATACCATAAACTCCCGTGAATGCGGCAGTTGCAGCGCCTACACTCAAAGCCAAAGTTTGACCAGACAACGTCAAGTTTCCCATTGACACCTTAACGTTGCCTAAACTTTCCCAGATTTTGGGAAGCATCACCATAAAGCCAGTCATTGCTCCCTGAAGCATGCTTGGACCCATAGCATCAGCCAAAGCGCCTATTGGACCTAAACCCAATGCGAACTGTTTCCATGCAAGCTCCGCGCTAGCAGCCATTTCGCCAAGCTCATAACTTGCGTTTTCGAGTGCAGCTTCTACAGTTGCCATCTGCCCCGAAGTTGTGTCCATTACTAGATTCAGTTTTTCGGTGACATCTTGGGCGCCATCAATTGATACTATGACATCGTCAAGGCTTCCTTTGTAATTTCCTAATGCTATTATCGCTTTTGCAGCGCGTGCGTCAAACTGTGCGAGATACTCGTTATATTCTGTTGTTCCTTGCCCTAAACTAGCAAGTTTTTCTCTGAATGAGCCTACAATCTCGCCGAAGCTGCGCATGCTTCCATCGGTATTATATAAACTGAATCCTAAACTGTCAGTTTTCGTCACCATGTCCTTTAACATAGTATTCATGAATGTGCCCGATTCTGTTGCACTTCCATATGTTTGGTCAAGAATCACTAATGCTGCAAGAGTTTCTTTTAAAGAAAAATTCATGTTTGCTGCAGCAGCGCCAGTATTTGACAGTCCAGCAGCGTAGCCATCTGCAGTGTCGATTCCAACAGTTGCAGCTTTGCTAATAAGATTTAATGCCTCATAGGCATCTTCAGCTTTTAAATTAAATTGTGTCAGGGTTTGAACAAGATAGTTTGCTGCCTCTCCTGTATCAATACTTTCGAGCCGAGCAAGACCTAATGCGCTCTTTAGAGCAAGTGCAGCATCTTCACCACTTAACCCCGCCTTCACTAGAGACTCTAACGCTTTTGCTGCTTCACGTCCACTGTAACCGAGGTCAGTCTGTTCTAGCGTTACCTTCGCATATTCAGTGGCAAGCCGTTCAGCTTCTTCTCCAGAAGCAGAAGTTGCGCTTTGAATGCGAGCAAGCGTTAATTCATATTCCTGAAAGTTGCTGCTTGCTGTACCCAAACTTGATGTGACTGCACGCATTGCCCCATTCACGAAGTCTCGGAGCATAACTCCTGCTGCTGTGCTGAATGCTTGAGCTAGGCTGTCTGTTTGCTTCTCTGTTTTCTGTGTTGCAGTTGTGACTTGTCCAAGAGCCTGCACTGCCTTTTCTACGTTAGCGTTGATTTGAACAAGAATATCATAGACTTCGCTCATATTCTTCGTCCCCTAAACATTTTTGGCAACTCTTCTTTGTGGCGTTCTATTGCTGGGCGCATATAAGGTTGTGCAGCCATCTTTCGAGTTCCGTACTCAACAAAGCTTGCATAATTTACCTTCTTTCCACTCTTAGGGTTTGTCACATAACCGCCAGCACTTACACCATAACTGATGCTGTGTGCTGTTGGTCGAGGACGCACCTGAAGCCGAATGCTAGACCTTAAACTACCAGTGTCTACTGGAACAATCGCCTTCGCATCATCTCTGATTGCTTCACAGGTTTTGCGAACATTCTCTTCAGTACTTTGCTTCAGTCTTACTGTTCGTAGTTCAGTCAAGCGTGCCATCAGCTTGTTTGCCCCGTAAACTTCTAAGGTCAGCGGCACTCGAAATCACACCCTTCTTTTTACCTTTCTTGTTTGCCTCTCGGCATTGAATGTTCCATGCTTCCAGCAGAAAAACCTGCTCGTCCCAGCAGAGTGCGCCGAACCCTTTAGGTGTCAGACGGTTTGCCGTCAGAAACTGGTATAATCCTCTGCCGTGCTCTGTTGCTGCGAAAGGAACGAATATCCTCTGAGGCTTTCTGGCTTTCGCTCATAGCAAAACGCAGCAGCGTTAGGGGAACGTCTATGTTATAGTCTGCTCCTGCCTTCCAGTATTCAGCATCCAGTTCAGGGTCTACACAAATCTTTTCTATCCAACCATACAGCTTACCCATAACAGCAGTGCCTTTCTCTGCAAACTCTTTCTGTGCATCCTTGTCGTCTTTGCTGATGTCTTTTACGCTGTTCTGGTATGCTACAAGTTCGCCATACATTTTCAGTACCTCATTCTGTTCCGCTGGACTCAGCAACTTTACTTCAATCTTGAATGCGCCTAGGTCGTCAGCGAATTCCACAAAAACTGTGTTATGTTCCTTTCTACGTAGCAGCCTTTCTCTGACTGTTAAGGTTTCGGCAAGACTCATCTTAGCCTCTTCGTCACCCTGCTCCGCAAGTTTTTCTAGTTCTTCCTTATTCATATCTTCTGCCTCCAACTTTCTGTTTCTTTTCCTCGCTCAAATCGTTGTAGTGAACCAAATAGAGAGGTTCGCCGCTGATTGTGCAGTACACAAAATCGTCAGTGAACAGGTTACTTATGGCTTCGCGGAGCTGAATTAAGCTGCCAAACTGGCTATTAATTACTACGCCTATACTTAGCTTCGCTTGCAAGTCCTGCCTTTTAACTTGTGCCTCTTTGGGCAAACGTAACTGTAAAGCTCCAACTTCCAATCTGCTCAACCGCCTATCCGACAAACGTTAGGTTATACAGTATGAATCCTTGGTCTTCCATGACTGCCGCTTCGTTTTCAGCTTCCATGTTGCTTAATGCGCCGCCTGTTAGCTCAACTGTTCCCATAATTGATGGACTGCCTCCGCCACGTGGGCAGATGCTTCCACAGAACGGTATTGTGCCTTCGTTGAATGTGCCGAGGTACATGTTGTCGATGTATGCTTTCTTGAATCTACCTTCCCACGAAATGATTCCCCGCAAGACCTGCGATGGATGTAGGCTGCCTCCTGCTTGATAGAATCTGCGTTTTGTTTGCGTCCACGATAGTTCGACTCCTGTAAAGAGTGCGATGGGGTTTGCGGTTCCTGTTGGACATGCGGTTCCAAGATACATGTAGGCATATAAGCCCTCTTTTGCTGTGCTCATTTTTGTTGGTTCACTCTCCTATTTGATTTACAATATGAAGTGTATGTGATTAACCTTAAATAATTTTAGATAGTTTTCTAGGAGCCAAAATGTTCTGTTGCAACAACTGTAACCTGATAACGCAAAGTTCGAGGCGTAACACTCAATTCATGCCGTGGAATGCCCTTGTCAGATGCTAAGGCAAAACCGAAAGGACTTAGTGAACCTCCGTAAGCAGGAAAGTTTCTGCGAAAAGTCTCACAGACTTCCTCTCTCATCTGTTCTACCCTGTCAAGCTCTAGTGTGCCGTTTGCTCCAGTAGGCAATCTCTTCCACACATTCACCGCAAAAAGAGGTCTATAAAGCTGTCCTATGCTGTTGTGTCCTCTGAACCGTTGCAGATTCGGCTCAGTAATAGGAGTAACCGTTATTTGAGGATATTCGTCTTTTCGAGTGTCGTACCATTCCTCGCTCCAGTAAATGTTTGCTGTTCCAAGCGGGGCAGTAAGTGTCCATGCGGCTTTCAGGAAGTTTATGAGTGTGCCCTGATTAGTCAACCACTGTCCTCCCATCTGATTCTGTAATTTTCTAAGACTTCTTGCAGTTGAGATGGAAAGATGTGCGGAACATTAAATAAGCCTCTGAATTTTACATCTGATGCTTCTGGGCTTGCCATCAAACTCATGTATGTGTCAGGCAGCTTCCTTCTTCGCACCATGTCATTGATTACGTTAGCGCATAATTGAGCACAAACAAAACTGACATCAGATGGAACAATTGAAACACCATCCTTATCGAGATATCCGTAGCTGCCATACAGGACAACATTCTTTTTGCCTGTGCTAAAGTTGCCTCCATCCAACTGGATGAAACTGTTAGAAACTTTGATGTCAGCTACTGAAAGTGCAATTCCGCTTACGCTTCCAGCGCCAATTCCGATTAGGGGCTGGCGTTCAGGAGGCATAGGCAAGAAGCTTTTTCCGTTGCCATCTATCCTCCAAGTGCCAAGGCTGGGAGTGCCGAAGCTGTGATTGCAGAATGTGTCAATAAATTTTTCGGCTGCAGGAATAAGTGTGCCAGCTATGAAGCTATTCCATTGTGCTGTGCCGCCTGTTTTGAAGCTTGTCTGGTCATAATCTACTTGAGCAAGATATTCAACGTATGACGCATTGCAATAATCTGCATAATCACCCATGCATTTTCAACTCAGTGATTGTCTGGTCAAGACCTTCACTTAAGTTATATTGTGGTTCCCATTTTAACTTTTGCCATGCCTTGCCATTATCGCCGATGAGAGTGTCAATGTCTAGGGGTCTTTTGGGGATTGTATTCCAGATTACTTCACCTGTGTAGCCCGTTTTCTCTGTTATCATTTCAACAAGCTGTCTGATGGTTACGCCTTGACCTGTACAGAAATTGAAGATTTCTCCTATGCTCTGGCTTGGATTATTGAATACTGAAAGATATGCGTTTACGTGGTCGTTGCGGAACATGAGGTCACGGACTGGCTCAGGGTCGCCAAGCCTTAAAGACTCTTCGTGGGCTAAGCATTGGCTAATTATGCGTTCGACAACAAAATGTGTAGTTCCTGTTCGTCCGTACGTGTTGAATGGTCGGCATATTGTGACTGGAAAACCGTAGGCATCTCGCATGTACTCTAGATATTTTGTGGATGCAACCTTTGCTACTGCATAGGGGCTATTCGGATACAGCACAGCATCTTCTCGGATTGGAAAGCTTTTTTGGTTGCCGTACTCTTCGCTAGTTCCGGCTGTGATAAACTGTTTGAAGTCATCAACTTCTTTCATGCAAGTTTCAGCTAAGTTCACGGTTGCTTTAAAATTTGTGTCTATGTAAAGTTGTGGTCGGTCATAGCTGAAGCTTACTGGACTTAATGCACCAAGATGAAACACTACTTCAGGTTGATACAAGCGGACTATGTGCCTTATCATTGAATGGTCGTTTAGGTCGCAGAAATACTTGTTTAGTCGGTTGTCTTTCCGGTATGCTGTTCGTCCTGTAACATAGCGTTCTATTCCCCAAACTTCGTGCCCAGCATCCAATAGTTTACTAGCTAACCTTGGGGCAATAAATCCGCTTGTGCCCGAAATCAAGATTCGTGTCATACTTCTTTTACTCCAAGCATTTCAATCGTTTTTATAATGTCCCGCCAGTTTCCTCGGCGGTCATTATTTACGAAAGCTTTCTTTACTGTTACCTCTGGCACTTCAGCATCTTCAGTTACAAAGAAGGCGTTTGTTCCAGACGATTCACATCCTACAAGTTTCATGCCTTTCGTTTTTGCCAGCTTAGTTAACGCCCGCAAAGATGCGCCATGGTAGACTCCAGTAAAGTTTTTTCTGTTAAAGCCCTGAATGGTAGGAATTGTGATGCTTCTTTCGTAGCCCATTGAACTGTTATACTCGATTACCACAACCTTTGGACTTATGCAGGTTATCTGTTTCCACACGTGATAGTCTAAGCCGTCAATGTCAATCGAAAGCAGGTCAACGTCCGAATCCAAGTTTTCATGAAGCAAATCGTCAATGTTTTCGGGAGTTACCATAGCTTGTAGCAGTTTCAGGTCTTTGCGGTGTCCGAATCGGGCAAGCGCAAGCATGTAAGCTGATGGGTCACAGTCAATCAGCAACCCGCCCCAGCCACAATTTTGCAGAAGATTGTAGCAGTTAAATTCGCTGTCGTAACCGAACTCAACAAACCGTTTATGTTCAGGCTTTATAATTGAAAAGAGATGGTTTAGGATTCCTGCTTCGCCGTTCTGGCATCCGATTTTATCCTCAAACTTTTTCAGCATTTTTGCGCTATCACCGTTAAGCCGAATCCGTCACAGTTAATGTCACTATGCAATATTTTGAAGCCTACTCCCTCCAGCAGTTCAGTAAGCGATTTTCGGTTGTAGCACCAGCGAATACTGTTGCTTTTGTAGTCGGTTGTTCCCATCCCATCAGTAGAATAGAGCCATTTGATTGCTTCATGCCTAAGCTCCTTATCTGTACTCTTGTACAAAACTTCAACCAGAAAATCTAAGTTCGGAGTATGAACTGATAAAATTCCATCCTTTTTGAGCCACCCCAAAACCCTGCGTAACAGCACATGGGCTTCATGGAAGGTCACATGGTCAAGAACATCATGCATGAGCACTTCAATAAACAGGTCTTTCTGGCATTCCAGCTTCATCATGTCGCAGACTAGGTCGGGGTTAAATTTTGGGTTAATGTCCACATTCCAGAAGTACTGCTTGTAAGATTTTCCGCTCCCAAGATTAAGCCGTTCTCTACTACAGTTCTCAAAAGATATTTCTGGCATCCTAGTTTCTCCTTTGTATTGGCGCAATTAAAGCGTCTTTTGGCACTGGATTGCCTCCACTCTTAATGTCAACGAGAATCTTTTTTGCTGTAGCCTTGTCGATTGTGAAGTAGACTATTTTTTTGCAGTCAGGACAAACATAACGGATAACACCTACTGGCTTCGGCTTTCTGTTAGACACTTGCAGGTTTCTGACTTTAATGCCCAATCTTTACATTCCTCTTTTTTCTCATTACAAGTGTTCCATCCTGTTCTTCTACTCGGTCAAACAGTCGTACGCCTTCACTATATTTTGTTCTTTCGCTGTCATGCAACAACACAACTCCATGACTCCACAATAGCCTTTCGGCAGTACGCAAACAGGAGACCCGCATGTCACAGAGTCCATCCACAAAAATGAAGTCAAACATTTTGTTCCAGCCCCGCGGAAGGTCAGCTGACAAGCTAGAAGGACACAAGATTACAGATATGTATTTGCTGTTTTTGTAGACCTCAAAATATCGCCTGTACCATTCGGGGTTAGTTTCGATGCTGTAAACCTTCGCTGTTGGGCATTCTTCGGCTATGATTGCTGTGCTGCGTCCAGTACCCCATTCAAGGACTTGTGTTGGGCAAATTTCTCTTAGCCACTTTCTGAGCAAAGGTTCAAAACTGTTAAAGCCCGCCAGAATCTTCAGCTCCCATCTTTGCTAGTTCTTCGCCAGAAACAAACCTTGTGTTTTCCTCAATCTCTTTCTCTTTCTGTTCTATTGCCTCTTTTTCTCCTGCATATTCTCTGATTTTTTCGCAAACGTAATAGATTTGGTCAGCCGTCAAAGTGTTTCCGCTCGGCAAATTCATGCCCTTCCTACTTAGCATATCAGCGACAGGATACTGAGACTCTTCGTGATAGACTGGTTGAACATGCATAGGATAGAACATTGTCCTTGTTTCGATGCCGTCAGCTTCCAGCCTTTTCATCAGCTCATCTCTGCTTATGCCGAAGCTTTCGTTGATTAGGATGCTGAACATCCAGTACACATTTTTGGTTCCAACCTTCTGTACAGGATACTCAATTTTGCCTGCAACTTCTAAGCCTCTAAGAAGATTCATGTACAATTGAGCGTTTCGCCTATGCCTTTCAACATACGTGTCCAATCGGTTAAATTGGCTAAGACCTAAACATGCCTGCATCCCCGAAACTCTATACCCGTAACCTAGCTGTTCATGCCAGAAATGTTTCCCCTCCTTACCGAAAGCATGAGCACGTAGCCAATGAGCCTTTTCAGCAAGCTCCCTGTCGTTTGTGATTATGATTCCCATCTCGCCAGCAGTAACGATTTTGTTTGCGTAGAAGCTGAATATTCCGCAGTGTCCGAAGCTTCCAACTTTCTGTCCATTTATTTCTGCGCCGTGAGCCTCTGCACAGTCCTCAATTACTTTCAGGTCATACTTCATGGCTAAGCTGTTGATTTTCTGCATCTCTGCAGGGTGTCCATATATGTGAACGGGCATAATCGCTACTGTTCTTTCTGTAATCTTTTCTTCTATTAGGTTAGGGTCTATACACCATGACTTAGGATGGGCATCAACAAACACGGGCACAGCATCCAAATATTTTACAGCATTGGGGCAAGCAATCATAGTAAAATCTGGAACAATCACCTCATCACCTGCACCTATATCAAGAGAAGCAAGCGCAAGATGCAAAGCTGTTGTTCCGCTTCCAGTAGCTACTCCATATTCGCAGTCATGACTTCTGGCAAACTCTTGCTCGAACTTTTCTACTGCTGGGCTGATTCCACTAATCCATCCACCATTCAGCAGGTTAACCATAGCGGTTATGTCAGCTTTAGTGATTTCAGGTTCAGCAACAGGAACTTTCATATTATTCCTCCAATCTTCAAAGTCCATGCACTAGCTAATAGGGCTAGATGTATTAAAGCGTAAGACCAGAACTGCCAAGTTTTAGGCTGAAATGGCATCCATCTCCAAGTGAAAGTCCATTCTGGCATTTCGCCTCGCATCATAAAATAGAGGCAATCCAATCCGCCTCCAACCCAGCAATAGATAACCGTCCAGTAAATCAGCAAAGCCAAAACATAATCAGTAACTGGACTAGCATAAACGTAAACTATTGTTGCCATGAAAGCGGTTGCTTGGTTCATCCAAGTCATAAAAAGCACGTACGCATGAAATACTTGCTCCTTGATGGCGGGGTCTATGATTCCTGTGACCATCCTGTCCACTCCTGTGAGTGACACAAAATAGTTTAGTGCTCCGAACAGGAAAGCCCAAGCAAGCACAGTTACTTCGTGCATCCGCAGTCCTCTTCAGGTTCAGTTATGGGCAAGTTTTCTTCAGTTTTTGCGATGATAGTTAGTTTGCCTATTTTTGGTGTCGCATGCTCTCCTTGCTTCTGCTTTTTTAGCCAAGACTCAGCAAACTTCTTTGTCACAGCCTTATGCTCGATGCTAGTTTGCGGTTTTGGTGAAGCATCTGTTTGCCAGTAGCACACCCAATCTTTCTTTTTCACGTCTTCACCTCCATTAAGTGGTTTAATTTTTATGTGTGCATCTATATCGTTTTTGTGGTCAATCAAGGGGTCAGTCAACAGATATTTATTTGATTCAACTAAAGGTATTCCTGAAATTGCTACAACATGCTCTGCTAAACATTTTGGGCACATTCTTCCAGCTAACCTATCATAATGATTTGTTATCTGATGGCATATTTGGCAAGGCTCTTCGTTTATTGTTCTTACTACCATAACATTTACCCTCTGCTGAACGTTTTAACTTCATCCATAAAAAGCGCAGTAACAGAAGCTCTTTCCTTCATGTCTTTACAGTATCCTACTGGAACACCAAAAACAGATTTTACAGTTGTCAAGTTTTCATGATATTCGGCTCCGAACATGCCATGCGTATATTTTTCGGATTTCTCTTTCAGTTGATAGAAAGCTTCGGGGCACAGAGTGAACAGTAACGGTTTTGCGCCTTCAAGCTGGCACTTCTGCATAAGCTCAGCCAATTCAGTTAGGATGTCGCCTTGTGGGGTTGCAGCTTTTTTTCCGAGAAGAAAATGCCAATTCACGAAGAATCACCTTTACATTTCTGGGTCATCAGAATATGTCTCCAATTCAACATCCATAAAATATTCAATTAAATCGCTTGCTCCAATATACAAAAATGTTTTAGCTTTCTTGTCTTCTATCTGTAATCTGTCACATTGAATATTCCAATATATTCGATAATCTGAACGTTTTTTTCTAGTCATTCTTATTCACCAAACCATGTAATACACTTTCTGAAAACATTCACTAATTTTGCTTCTGCGTCTCTTGTATCTATAACAACAATTCCGTCTTTAGTAATAAATGCAGTTTGAAGTTCTGAATTAAACTCAGATAGAATATCTTTTTTTGCTTCATTAATAAGATTGAATACAAAATCTTCTTGATACTGATTAATAAACGCTATTCGTGCTTTTAATATTCGCTTTTTCAGTTCTCCATCACTCATTTGCTGTTACCTTCTTGAATGTGTATCCGTCTTTGCCTTTCCTGAACTTGATTTTCTGCTCTAGATAACGTGGATGCCCCTCAAGAATTTTAGGAGGCACAGCCATCTCAACAACCATATCACTCGGCAGTTTTCCTGTGAAATAGAAGTTCTCAGACACAGGAACCTTCTCGCCTTTTTCGTCACAGTCCCAGTTCAGTCCCCTTTCTCTTTCGAAGGTTAACTTCTGAATCATATCCTCGTCACTTTTAGCATTACCAAAATGGTACACTGTAACGCCATCCAGCACTTCTCTGCGTCCGCTATACTCGGGGCTGTCACTGTGAATGAAGGTTCCGAAGCCATCTCTTGGCACGGTATGGAAAGTGTTGAAGTTTAAGCCTGGGATGTCTCGCCAAATCAGGAACGGATGCGGAACCCCAAACTGCGCCCACGGCGATATAGGGTTTGTGCTATAGGCGATATGGTAGAAGTCGTGGAAGTAATGCAGGAACCTTTCTGGTCGGGCATACATTTTCTGTCCTTCCTTGTTTGTTTCGCACCAGCTTCTTACAGTTTGCATAGAGTCTGAGGTTAGGATTTCGTCTGCGTCAATGAATAGCATCCAACGGCTTGTACAAATTTCTAATAGTTTTTGCTGAATTTCCTCTTTTGAAGACCAGTTTCCTCTGATAAGCCGTATTTTGTTGTCAGGGTCAGGGAACGTTTTTAGCTTCTCAACTGTGGCTTCGCTTTGCTCTCCAATGTCGCCCTTCCGCAATTTAACTGCACCCTCCACAATATCAATTTTGTCAACGTAAGGATACACAGATTTTAGGCTGTACTCAATAAAGTCTGCATCATTAAAAATCTTGTAGCTTGCAGTAATCAAAGGTCTAGTGTCTAGGAACGCTTTTTCTGCAAGGTAATCTGCGGAGCTATTCTGCTGTAGCCAATTCTGGTACTCCAACATTTTGATGTGAAATGCCTGAGCTGCAACAACAGGAATCTGAACAACATTGCCCTTAACATCAATGAAAGGCGCAGCACTAAGCCGAATAGGCAAAGGCGCACGACCAATTCCTACACGTTCAAGGTCATAATGATATACGTTTGATTCTGGGTCAACCCAAATTTCGTAGCCCTTCTTGATAAGGTCGGCGCAGAATGGAATATGCGGATACGGGTTGCTGTATTTTCCTGCAAGCTCCGCTTCGGCAGTTGCAAGATAACATGTGCTTACAGAATCAACTTTGAATGGTTCGCCTCCGTTAGAGCCTGGCGGGTTGAAGGGATGAAAACGGCAATTATTCATGCGAAATTCGTATGTGTCAAAGAATTTTCGGTAAGGCGTACCCTCTGTCCACACCATGCTAGCAATCAGGTCTTTCTGTCTGCTCATTAGCTGTTTGATTGTTTCGGGCGGAATCTTCACAATATCACAGTCAATATTAAAGTAGTAATCTTCTCCGCCCTTCGCAAGTAGCCGCTGGATTTCCTGTTTGACCCGTGTTAGCATTGCTCCGTGCTTTTCTTCGGGGGGAATGTAGGGGTCAGCATAAATTTCGACAGTGTGCCGTGAAATGTTGCGGTAATGGTCTAATAGGCTGAAGCTTGCGTCCTGAGATTTGCCGTACATGAATACTACTCGGCTGTCTGGAATGTCTAGGTGCTCAATT